GTGGATTACGAACCCAAAGCCGCCAATCGACAGGATGCCCGCCAGTGCTGCCGCAACGCCGCTTTCGGTCAACGCGTCGACGGCGCGCGACTGATCGCTGCCGCTGTTCGCCGTGACGGTTGCGGCTTTCGCGTCAGTCGAGGTCATCAAAGAGGTCGCGAGTGCGAGTGTCACGGACGCGGTGACCCCCGCCGCGCGCAGGTTTCCCAATGCTCGTGCCCACGCTGGCGCGTGCTTCGAGTCAATGCCTTGCTCCACCTCTGCGAGGGTTTCCAGCGGGGGAAGTCCAGCTAGTTCGGCCAGCAGCAGAATTTCGCCCGCATCCGGCTTGCGGTCGCCCGACCGCCACTTGGAGAGGCGCGATTGCTCGATGCCCATTTGCTCGGCCACTGCGCCGAGCGAGCCGTGCTTGCGCTTTGCAGCGTCGAGTAGTTCGCCAATCGTCATACGGATATCCTTGACAATTTTCCCAACTGTCCAAATAATTCGTCTCGTTTGCACAGATGGGAAAAAATTTTCCCATCTGTCACGGCCAGCAGTCTATCAGCTTGGGCGGAAAGGTAAACCCGCCCGGGGCGGCGGTCGGGTTGAGGTGGTCTGCGTGGCTCGTGGGGCGCGTTTCGGTGTTCGGTTATGCCTCGTTAGCCGTGCTCTTTCGGCCCCACGGAGTGCACGGTTTTGGCGGGCGGCCTTTTGGCCCCCGCCCTTTTTGAAGCGGTCCGCCCACGTGGCGGGAAAACTACAACGTCTCGGGGGCCTTCATGGCGAAGCAAGGGCTTGACAAGTACACGGCCGACATGTTCGGCAACCGACCGGGGCGTCCGGCGAAGCCCAATGCGATGACCGGTGCTCAGCGCGCGGCGAACTTCCGCGCCCGCCGTCGCCTGATTCCCGTTATGCGTAACGAAAATTCCTGCGAGTGGTGTGGCGCGGACGAGCGCGGTTGCAGCGTCTGCGGCCTGCCGCCGTCCCAAGTCAAGTAAGCCTGAGGTCGAGCATGGGCAAGTTGAAGAGCGCACTTCAGTCCGGGGCCATTCGCACTCCTAAATCCGACTCGCGCAGCGGCGGTGCCGCTCCTGCCCGCAGCGGCAGCGAGGACAGCAGCGGCACCGCCGCTGCTTTTTGCCCCCCCCGGACTAACAGGGGGGGAACGGAAAGGCCAGCAATCGCGACGGTGCAGGAACTACAGCTCGTGATGACGGATAGCGGCGAACTGAAAACGATCCTCGTTCGTCGACCGGCCAATGAACAGGTTGCCATGATCGATACGCTTCGCTTCACGGTCGGTGAGGAAACGTGGAACCGCACGGCAGGCATTCAGCTTGTTGCTGATGAGGCGTTCATCTTCGAGGCGAGTAAGCATCTCACCGCGATTTTCGGCTTCGGTATCACGCGCGATCTGAAGAAGAGCCGCGACTTCTACACGAACGCTTGGGAACTCGGCGAGAACTATGGCCACGTTGCCTTTGGTGGCGCGAGCCAGCGCGGAACGATGCTCATCAATCTGAACGGCCAAGGCTGTATCGCGGCAAAAGCGGGTTGGGAGTCACGCCTGTACGACTTTCTTGTCGATACGGCGGTCCGGCCGACAATCACGCGCGTTGATCTCGCGCACGACTGTATGCAGGGCGAATACACGGTCGATCAGGTCGACGGCTGGTATGACGACGGCTTGTTCACTTGCTCCGTGAACGCTCCACATCATGAGCACAAAGGCGACTGGAAGAAGCCGAACGGCAAGGGGCGTAGCGTGTATATCGGCTTGCGCCGGAATGGAAAGCTTTGCCGGGCATACGAGAAAGGCCGCGAGCAAGGCGACGCCGACTCGGAGTGGCTGCGCATTGAGGTTGAATTTCGCAATAACAAGCGCGTGATTCCGCTAGACGTGTTGCTTGATCCGTCGAGCTATTTCGTCGGCGCGTATCCGTGCCTTCGGTTCCTCGATGCATCGCGCACGCCGGAAAAGATTGAGATCAAGCGCAAGGCGGCGGAAATCAACGTCGACGCGAGCTTGAGGAACATCCGCACGAGCTACGGGAAGTACGCGTTTGTCCTGCGTAACCTCCTGGGTGACGCCGACTTCCTCAACGCTATCACGAATGACTCGGGCGAGTGGCCTGAGCGCCTCAAGGTTCCCGATTACGAGACGTGCGCAGTTCCGATGCATGTTTGCGGCTGGACGAAGCCATACAACGATTTAGACCCCTCTGATGACGGCTGGGCAGGGGAAACGGTCTTTTATCCGGCCAATGGACAAGGAAACGAGCGATGCGATTCAAGAGCGAAGTAAAGGTGTTGGGGATGAAGTCGAGCAAGGGCCAAATGGACAACGGTACTGCGTTTGACAGTACGAAGGTCTACACCGAGACGAGCCTTGACGACTCGAAAGGAACCGCGAAGGGTTTCGCCGTCGCCGAGTTCACGCTCGGCACGTCAGCCGAGTTCGAGAAGTACAAGCATCTGCCCTTCCCGTTCGAAGCGATGGCCGAGCTGGAGATTGTGACAAACGGGAAAACGCAAAAGACCCTCATGCACTCGCTCACGCCGACAGCTCGCGCGGCAAAGGCAAGCTGATCATGGAAGGCGGGGTCGTGTACGTCGTGCAGGACCTTGTTTCGGGCGGCTTCCTGCGCCCTGACTCCGGCGATGTCGGTAGAACTGATCGCTTGCGTGACGCAGTGGGATTCGATGACGTGAGCGAAGCGTATGAGGCCGGAGTCGATCACTGCGACGGCGCTTTCGATGTCGTACCACTAATTTTCTGCAAGTAGAGGTGCGAACGCAATGGCTGCGGGTACGACACGCTATGTGCTGATTTGTGAGCCGGTTTCGTCGGCCGACCAGGCAAGCGCCACTGACCAAGCGGTATGCCCGCCTAGTAACGAACGGTTCTTTCATGTGCAGGCAGTGCAGGCTTACGTGCTTGACACGGCTAGCGCCGGATACATCGACGCGGCAGCGCAACCCTTCGATTACGGTCAGGCGGCCGGCTTTTGGAGCGCCGCGTTTGAATCAGTTGTTGGTCTGTACTTCGCTTGCCGCGGGATAGGTGCGGTCGTCGAGATGATTCGACGAGCGTAAAGATGCGCGCCGGGCGCTTCCCGGCTTTTTTTGGAGTGTATGAATGAAGACGAAATTGCAAGCTCTTAAGGCAGTGTCCGCGCGTTCGATTTTCGGTGGAGTGGCAGCGCTGCCGATGTTCGCGCATGCGGAGGGCGGCATCGACTATACGCCGTTGCTGACGAAGATCGATTTCACGTCGACTATCGCAGCCGTGATGGCGATCGCCGCGTTGCTTGGCGGCCTGTATCTGTCGATCAAGGGGGCGAAGACCGTACTCAGCATGGTACGCGGTCGCTAAGTTAGCGCTCTACGGGGTAAATGTGAGGGGGCCTAGCGGCCCCCTCTTTCTTGGTGGATCGAGACAGACATGACCAATGTACAGGCGTGGTATCTGACGATATTCGCATGGGGCCTGCTGTCGGCATGGGCCGTAATTCAGGGGATGCGAGGATGAAGATTAGGAACGCATGGATAGCATTGTTCGCGGCGTTCGCGATGATCTGCAATCAGCAAGCGCACGCGCAGGCCGCGCTCTTGCCGATCGAGAATTTCGTAATCAACCGGGCGGAGGCAGCGATTCTAACGCGAGTTGCAATTCAGCGAGGCTTCGCGGCAAATGATCCGCGAATCGCAGCTACGCTAGCGGGTATGGGTTCGGCGTCCACGGCGCTCAACGTCGCTGCGACAGGTGCCGGGGTCGCGCTCGCCGTTGCCGGCGCGCCGGTATGGCTGACGCTGCTAGCAGGCGCTGGCATCATGGCGGCTGGTACGGCCATCATGATGCAAATGGCTACCGATACGCTTCGATTGTCGCTAAGCGCTGACGGGAAGACTGTTTCGCTCGATCAAGAGGTAAAGCCCGCGCAGTATGCAGACCCGGGTTCAATACCTGTTCCACCTGGGGAACCAGAATCTCCAGAGTCCCGTGCGCGTGCGTTTGGCATTCGAGTATTCAAAAACACGACATGCAATCCGGCTGCCGAGTGCGGAAGATATCCCTATCCCACGTCTGCGGGAGCCGTAGGTGCCTTTATCCTCCGAAATGGTTGGACCGATTTGTATGCGGACACGCTCGACCAAGTTTCACGCTATAACGCGTACCGCGCATGGTATGTAGCTCGCAAAACACAAGGCAGCGTCAAAAAGGCAGAGGTGCTTTCGAGCGTTACATTCTTCAGCAAGGACGAGATTAATCCGAGCGGTCCTTGGTATCTGTACACGCGAACGACAACTCTCTATACGGAGCCATGCGCTAACGATCCTCAGACCAACTGTTCTCGAACGTCCACTACCACGGGCCGCTCCATCTCATGGATATTTGACGACAGTGCCGTTCCGCTGGTCGGCGGAGACCTTTCCAACATCGTGAGAAACCTGTCACGAATGGCGGCTCGGGCACAAGTTCCACCGCAGACACTGGCGCAGTTAGTTGACGAGACATGGAAACGTGCAGCCTCACAACCGAACTATGGCGGTCTCCCATATTCTGCTGGTTCGCCGGTGACAAAGGAGGACGTTGAGCAGTGGATCAAAGCCGACCCGTTCGCTGTTATTCCCACTCTCGCCGACTTGCTATCGCGGGCCGCTACGCCCGGAACGGACGTTGTGATAGCACCTGATGTGCGACCGAATCCCAATCCGGCGCCCTACCCTCTTCCCGCGCCCAACCCCTCGCCGGTGCCGAACCCTGAGCCGGTACCTGTTCCAAATCCGGAGCCGAACCCGAGTCCCAACCCCGAGCCGAATCCGAATCCGAATCCGAATCCGAATCCGAATCCGAACCCAAACCCGAACCCGAACCCGAATCCGAATCCGAATCCGAATCCGAATCCCGATCCGAGCATCGCTCAGAACGTGAACGTCGTGAACGTTCCGAGCGTGAACGTGATCAATCGCGTGGCCGTTGATGTTGGCCCCGATCCGGAGATTAAGACACCATCGCTTGAGGATACGCCGACAGCAGAAATGATCTTGCGGCCGTTGCTTCGACTGCTCCCCGATCTGCGGGGCTTTACTGTTCCGGCGCATAACGCAGTGTGCCCTCGCCCCTCAATAACGCTGTTTGATCGACAAGTCACAGTTACTTCGCATTGCGAACTTGCTGAGCAGTTTAGGACACAGATCTACGCCGTCTTTGTAGTCGTGTTCGCGCTGGGCGCATTGTTTATCGTGTTAATGGCGTAAGGAGGACATATGTGGGCGCTGCTTGGGTCTGCGGTCAATCTGTTGCTTGGGTTCGTGGTGCGATCTGTCATCGCAAAGTTCTTCGCTTACTTCGTCATGTACTTCATTACGACTGAGTTCATAGCCGTACTTCAATACTCCGGGCTGTTGCCGACGGCCGCGTCCCTATCGGGAGCATTCGGAGGGATTGGCGCGGACGTTTGGTATTTCCTCGATCTCTGCGCGTTCAGTTTTGGCGCACCGTTGATCATCGCAGCTTTCGCGACACGCTTCATTATTCGTCGTATTCCTGTGATCGGGTGACGCATGGCAATCAATGCTTACTGCGGAGTCATGGGTTCCGGTAAGTCATATGAAGTGGTATCCGGACCACTTCTCGACGCCGTGGCAGCCGGACGACGGGTCGTGACAAACATCGACGGTATTAGTGAGGAACGGGTTCACGCGTTCCTCTCGGAAAGGCGCAACGGGGTACGTGGTAGATTTGGTTCTATCGTTCATGTTCGGACTACAGACCTTTTGGGCGACGGGTTCTTTCCTACCGAAGAAGAAGGATCTGACGGCGCAGTTGTGACACCGGGGTTCGTTCAACCAGGCGACTTCCTTGTGATCGATGAAGCATGGAAACTCTGGGCCGTGGGGGCAAAGATCGCTCCAGAGCACATGAATTTTTTTCGCATGCATCGGCATTTTGTTAGCGCCGAAACCGGAGTTTCGTGTGATGTGGCTTTGATGATTCAGAACATCGCCGATCTTCATAGATCGGTTCGTGGTGTGTTGGAGCTTTCGTTTGTAATGGTGAAGCTCAAGAATTTGGGCTTGTCCAAGAAGTATCGAGTGGAGATGTATGAGGGTGGCAAGCAAACGTCGAAGACGAGAACCGGTACATTTGTTCGCACCTATAAGGCAGAGATTTTCCCGCTCTATAACAGCTATGTCGGCGGTTCCGGGGCTGAGGCGACTATCGACAAGCGACAGAACGTATTGGCAAACAGAACGCTCTGGTGGGTCGTCGGCGGAGCTGCAATGTGCGCGGTAGTCGGTGCGTGGGGCACGTGGCGCTTTTTTCATCCGGCCTTGATGTCGGAGACTGCGCGTCCTGCATCCGCGCCTTTGGTTGATACCACTTCTCCAGCGCCGGGTAATGTGGTTGGTCAGGCAGGCGATACGGCATCTTCGGCGGGCAAAGTATCGGATACTTGGCGAATTGCAGGCGCGTATCGCTCGAACGACGTCGAATGGGTGGTTCTGGCTGGAAGCACGGGCCGATTGCGCGTCGAATCACCATCGATGTTTGCAGGCAATGGAGTCTCGCGAATTGGCAAGGTTGATGGCCAAAACGTCACAACGTGGTCAGGTCCGCAGGGTTCAGGGCTCTTCGTGGGGGGGCGTTAGATGAAGTGGACCATTGTGCCTCTCTTGCTCGTTGTTTCGATTGCGAACGCAGGTCAAGCGGTGCCTCCGATACCGACATTGCCGCCATTGCCGGCCGGTGCAGTCGGGCCATCGGCCGCAGCGCTAGTACCCCCGAACGCGCCTCCTGCCGCTGTCGCATTGTCGGTGCTTCGGCCTACGTCTGATGCACGTGTTGATTTGCGATTCGTGCCTGTCGCACAGGTGGTTGACTTGATATACGCCGACATGTTGAAGGTGCCGTACGTGATCGCTCCCGAAGTGCTCGCCGACCAGCGACTAATATCGTTTCGATTTGATGCGCGAGATGGAGACGTGCGTAACTTCATGCGCGGTTTCCTTGCTTCGCTCGGGTTTACAGTAGATACGCGAGACGGAATGGATTACGTATCAAAGCGCGATGCGATATCAAGCGAACCTCAGGATAGCTATGTATATCACCCTCGCTATCGAGACGCGGAATATCTATCGCGTCTGGTTCAACCATTGTTCGAGGGTAGATTCACGACCAATCGCGATATTGCGACGTCCGCCAATGCCCGAATGCGGGCGGCCTCCCCGCCCACATCAGCAGCGGCAATTCTGGATCAGGCGACTGACGCGCTTGTGTTTATCGGATCTGCAGGCGAGATATCGGCATTAAAGAAGTTGTTGCCTCAAGTCGATACACCTGTCGGTCAGGTCGCGGTGCGTGCTTGGGTGTATGAGGTTAGCAAGCAAGAGGACAACAATTCGGCGTTCCAGTTGGCGTTGCGCCTGCTCGGCGGCCGCGTCGGAGCGTCGATCGGGTCCGGTACCATTGGGGACGATTCGAACGCTATTCGGCTGCGTGCCGGTGGATTCGAGGCGGCAATTGCGGCACTGAACAGTGACTCTCGATTCAGGGTCGTTACGTCACCGAACTTGCGGGTGCGCTCGGGACAGTTGGCCCGGCTCAACGTGGGGCAGTCCGTTCCGGTCGTCGGTTCGGTATCCTATCCTAGTGCCTCGGGCGCTCCTGTGCAAAGCGTGCAGTATCAGGATGCAGGCGTAATCTTTCAGGTTCAGCCAACCGTCAAGGCAAGCGCGATCGATCTGAACGTAATTGAGGAGATCAGCGACTTCGTACGCACGACGACCGGCGTCAACAATTCGCCGACGAAGAACACGCGCAAGCTCGAATCGTCATTCAGCGTCGAGGACGGAGACGCCGTACTTATCGGTGGACTGACGCAGGACAAAGAGTCACACCTCGACTCTGGCCTTTCGTTCTTGCCGTCATGGATGAGGGGGCGCGCGAGCAACAGCAGCCGTACGGAAATCCTGTTGCTCTTGCAGGTGCAGAAACTGTAGCGCGTAGAAAAGCCCGCACACAGCGGGCTTTTTCACGATTGCTATCAGGTTAGACTCGTCTTCCGTGCGCGATGAATCGATTTGCAATCCATACGAGCAGCGCTGCGACGATGAGCGACGCCGCAATGATGACGAGTAATCCGATTGCCTCGATGTCGTCTGCATGGGCGACGGTGTCGACACCGAACGCATGCATTACAGCCGTGATCGCCGCCGGCAGCGGCGGAAACTCGTATGGCAGTCGGTCGATCCAGCGCGATAAGCCGTAGCCGATCGCAAGTGTAGCTAGCACGTTTAGGGAATACCGCACGACTTTCATTGGCGGACCTCGATGATGGCGTAGGCTTTCATGCTCGAGCCGGGAACCGGGATTGTCGCGCCTCGAGCGCGCAGGTTAGCCGCCAGCTTGTTAAAGGCTTCAATGCTTGTCAGTGTAATGCAGCCTTCGCTTCGTCCGCGCGGACCGACAGGGTGTAGTCGGAACGCCCCGCGCCGGACGCCGTTGATGAGCGTTTCGTCGTCAATCTTGCCGTCGTCGCGGTAGAGCGCGAACCAGAGGCTGCGGTTCGTTCCGTAGCCGTACTCGCGCGCGAGATCGTAGAGCCAGCCCATGCGACCGCCGGACTGACGGTCGACGACGTAGTACCGGCCAAGCGGCAGCGGTCCCGCGTCGACGTGAGCTACTGCTCCAGGCTTGTTTCGATCCTGCGGCATGCCTGAGAAAGCAGCGAACACTCCGATGCCGGGGCATTGCAGGGTGGATAGTGACGCCCCATTCAGGGTGAACGTACAGAAGGTCGACATGGTCAGCTCTCCCAAGTTGGCTGGCTACACCCTATCAAGGTGCTCTCTTACGCCACACCCGCATTTTTGACAGGTCGCATATCGCTGTCCTTGACGGTCCAAATTGTTGCTGAGTAGCAGTCAGGGTCGGATGTCGAGGCGATCGGAGCGGCAATGCACCACTATGGTGCAAAGTCATTTCTTCCTTAAGGCCGCGCCTCGCGAGATCTATGTTGCTATTTTGCGCGGTATGCGGCTTGGAGTGCGTCTCGGTGTTCTCTCACGCTCTTCCACCCCAGAATCATCATCAGCATGCGGCCGGGTTACCGTCGATTCGCTGGCAATTACTCGTCGCCTCTTCGCATCGGTAGCAATTGAGCGGCTAGCGTGAGGAGTGTCCGGCCCGTGTCACCGCGACTTAGAGCGACGGCTTAAGTCCGAAGTGTTGGCGGTCGTCGCGCGGCTCAGCGCGGCCCGCCGGACCGAGTAGCGGGTATATCCGGGGGCAGGCAGCGCAGGCAGTGCCGCCACTCCCCCTCCCCTCACTGCACCACTTCTACTGGATGAGCGGCGGCTGTGCGTGTTGATCGGCGCGATAGATTGCCCGCTTGATGCTTGATAGGTGAACACCGTATTCGTGAGCGAGTGCGGTTAGCGTGTAGCGTCCAGTGCGCCATTGGCGCACGACGCGGCGCTCGTCCTCGCTTTCGAGACTGCGCGGGCGCCCTAGGCGAATGCCTCGCCTTTTTGCAGCCTGCATGCCGCTCTTTGTCCGCTCGCGAATCATTTCTCGCTCGAATTCGGCAAAGGCCCCAAGCATTTGAAGCATCAAGCGTCCCGCAGGGGAATTGGTGTCGATGTGCTCGGTAAGGCTCTCGAAGCCCGCCCCGCGTTCCTGCAATCGATCGATGATGCTGAGTAGATGTTTGAGCGATCGCGCGATGCGGTCGAGCTTGTAGACGACAAGGGTGTCGCCTCGCTTGAGGTTTCTGAGGAGTTTGTCTAGAACAGGTCGGCGCAGAGTTGCGCCAGACCGTTTTTCTTCGTGGATTGCATCGACGCCGGCCTTCGTCAGTGCGTCGATTTGCGCTCGCGTTTCCTGCTCTTGCGTGGAAACTCTGGCGTAACCGATTCTCATGTTTGTGGAAAAATCGAAAGATTTTTCCACAGCACGGGCTTTTTAATTCCTCGAACAGAAGCCTTTTTAAGCAACTGTAGAAAGAATTGTTTTATCTGGCGGAAAGGGTGG